TCTCATGCGTTTAGCATGGATGTTAGCGTAGAGACCTCTTTTAGCCATTAGGATTTACCACATTTCCATTTACGTAAAGCAAGAGCTTTGCGGGTGGGACGACCCTTGCTGTCTTTCATCGGTCCTTTCACGCCACCCATACGGGCACAGAAGGACTTCTTTCGTTTGCCCCCACCCGGCTGCGGAGCCTTCAGGTTAGAGCCAGTTTCTCTATTGTATTTAGCGCGACCAGCAGCAGTCAAGCCACCGGACCGTGATTTGTGTTTACCGATCTTTAGGCTGACTGATGGTTTGCTCATTTTTTCTTAGGGGGACGACCTTTCTTCGTACCGTATGTTCCTTTACCTTGTGGCATTACCAGACTCCGGGGATAATTTGACCAGTGATTGCATAGGCACCGATAGCCGCCATGACGCCCAGCATAGCAAGACGACCATTAAGCTTCTCAGCCTTTTCATTGTGGGTTTCAGTTACGTCCATAATAGTCATAGGTGGTTCTTTTGCGTAGAGGTTCAGACGACCCCTGTCTTCAGTTACAGCAGTCATCAGAATGATACATCAGAGTTTTCAAGACGACGCATCAGGTCTTGCCGATACGCCGGGTCACGATCATAGCGAGGATCGCTCATGGCTGCGACCAGCTCAGCCTGACTCTTGAATGAATCATCAGTGTTCTGTGAACCGCGGCCTGTAAGCAGCTGACCATCTGATCCTACTGCATTGTTATATTGTGATTGAAGGGCTTGAACAGCAAAGAAAATAGCATTAGGATTACCACTCTCCATTACACTATCATACATTTCAATTTGTTCTTCAGAAAAGTTGTTACCAGCCCAACCCAACATAGCTTGATAGGCTTTTTCACCGCCTACCATTTTAATCAACTCTTGTGCTTGAGCTTCGGAAAGAGTTTCGACATCTGTCTCAGGTTCGGATGAAGCTTCTTCTTCCTCTTCTCCTGATTCTGTTGGCTCATCCTCGTCTTCGGTGCTTTGTACTTCATCACGTGGTTCTCCAAGTTTTTTTTGAAGTTCAACATACGCTTGCTCAAGCGCTTGCGGGTCTTTAAATTTACCTGCAAGTAGCGGCTGCTCTCCACCCTCAAGAGACTCAGCAACCGCTAGGGAGTCTTGTTCGTCTGAATTAAGCAACTCAGAGTTAACAGGTGTTTCTTTCATTGTAAATGTTTCAGCCATTTATTACTGGGGGATAGGTGGTTGTTGTTGGGCTGCTTGTTGAGCCATCTGCATTTCAGTTTGAGCTTGTTTTTGCTCAACTGCTGCCATTTGAGGTGCTTGCTGTTGCTGCAACATAGCCTGTTGCTGTGCCATAGCCTGCTCCTGTTCGGCCTGCAATTCTTGTACACTCTTAACAAGATTAAGAACGTCAATACCAGACGATGCTGCTAGACGTTTAATAACTTCATCAGGGTTGATGTACTGTGCAATAGCATCTGGACCCATAGTTTGGGCAATTACAGTGAGGAACTGTGAAAGGCTTTCACGGTCTTGACCACGACCAAGTGCATTGATGCCAGCCACGATTGTGGGTCGTACAATACCACCTTGAGGTAGTCGTGGGATGTCGCCAGTTTTCTGTGCAACGTTGAGTTTACGATTCAGATAAGGAACAAGAAACTCAACAGTCAGAAGGGAGAAGAGTCCTCCAAGCTGTTGCTCTAGTTCAAGTTGCGTCATCCGGACTTCTTCAGCTGTCGTACGTTCACTGTCCCTCACGTTGAGGATCAAGAACGCTTCGTTTAGACGTTGAGTCAAAGACCCAATCATCTGATAAGCAGTAGAGAAATCGGCTGTCTTCCCAACCTGCACAACACCAATATCCTCCGGGCGACCTTGAATGATAGCACCGTTACCTGCCTTAGCAAGTGTTTGAGGTTTGGTTGTGGAGCTTGGGCTGACAGTAAACACTACCTTAGCAGCTGCAGCGGACCCCTCGACGATAGCTTGTGACAGAGCTTCAAGTGACTTAAGATCACCCAGGAACTCTTCCACCCTACCGCGTCCATAGACCTCTCCGTCAACATGGTTAAAGCGTAGCACAAGCCATGGGTTAGCGTCAAGTGGTGCTTTACCCTGTGACTTAGGTAAAATTTGATCATCCAATTCTTGGTGCCAAACCCATCTATTGTTGTCGCGTTTTACGTGGGTATAAATAACACATTCATCCATTGGGATGTGTGCATGATCGTCAATCACAGAAGATTCAAATTTATCTTGATATTCTGGATAAAATTGTTTAATTAATTTTTTCGAGATTGTTTCCTTAGTTACAATTTCAATAACGTTTCCGTTACCATCC